GATGGAGCTATCTATGATACAATGTTAGCTGAGTATATATTGTTGAGAGGTCAGAAGTTACCACTCAGTCTTGACGGTTGCGCCCAACGCAGACAGTTAGATATGCAGAAGCAAGACACATTAAAGAATTACTTTAAAGAAGGGTACAATACAAATGAAATACCGTTGGATGAACTTAGCTTTTATCTTAGGGGTGATCTCGACACCACTCGTGAGTTGTTCCATGCAATCGAAGCAGACTACGCCGAGCCTGAGTCCAAGTCCTTGCATACAATCAGAGACGTTACCTTTAGAACCTGTAAAACCCTCACCCGAATGTACATGTCAGGAATCAGGGTGGATAGATCTGCCCTTGACGAGGTAAGACTAGAGTTTGAGCAAGAGAAGGCAAGTATAGAAGATAGGCTACAACATCAGGTACGTAAGATCATGGGTGATACACCTATCAATCTCAACTCTCCAGAGCAAATGTCTCAGGTTGTATTCTCTTGTAAGGTTAACAACAAGAAGGAATGGGTAGAGTTATTCGAACATACGTATAACAAGAAAGAGTTTAGGGCAGCAGTAGAAGCTAACAGTACTATCATACGTAGGACTAAAGCATTTACATGTCCAACCTGTAAGGGTGAAGGCAAAGTTTATCGTATCAAAAAGGATGGCACAAAGTTTGCTAGACCTAACAAGTGCAAAGACTGTGATGCTAGAGGCTATCAGCTTAAGCCACTAAATTATTTAGCAGGTCTAGGTTTTGCTGCACCCAGTAAGAAGTGGGTTAGTGCCAATGGTTTCAGCACTGGTAAGGATAACTTAGATGTGTTGATTGGTACTGCTAAGACTAAGAAGATGGATGAAGCAGTATCATTCCTGACAGACCTGAAACGTTTGTCTGCTGTTAGTAGCTACCTGAGTGCATTCGTTGAGGGTATTGACACCTTCACTAAGTCTGATGGCTTCCTACATGTAGGTTTAACTCAGCACATTACAGCTACTGGACGTTTCAGTGGGCGTAACCCTAATATGCAGAACATGCCAAGAGGCGGTACATTCCCTGTTAAGAAGGTGTTTGTATCCCGATGGAAGGGTGGTCACATTCTAGAGGCAGACTTTGCTCAACTTGAATTTAGAGTTGCTGCATTCCTAGCACAAGATCCTGTTGCCATAGAAGAGATAGCTACAGGGTTTGATGTGCATAGTTATACTGCTAAAGTTATTACAGATGCAGGGCAACCAACATCTCGCCAGGATGCAAAGGCACATACATTCGCCCCCCTCTTCGGAGCTACAGGGTATGGAAGATCCAAGGCTGAAGAGGCATACTACATACACTTTAATGAGAAGTATGAGGGTGTAGCTGCGTGGCACAAAGAGTTAGGCAATGAGGCTATACGATTTAATAAGATAACTAATAAGTCAGGGCGACAGTATGCTTTCCCTGATGTTAAACGCAATGCAAGGGGTGGGGTATCACACTTTACCATGATTAAGAACTATCCAGTACAAGGATTTGCTACTGGTGATGTTGTACCTGTTGTGTTGATTGAAATGGAAGAGAGGATGAAGCATCTAAAATCTTGTTTAGTTAATACTGTACATGATTCAAGTGTGGCAGATGTGCATCCAGAAGAGAAAGATGAGGTATTACAGATAATTGAAGATATGAACGATGATTTAACCAACCTGATAGAGAAATCTTATGGCGTTAAAATGAATGTACCACTGCTATTAGAATCTAAAATAGGTCCGAATTGGCTTGACGTACAGGACGTTTGACGGTATAACTGAGTCTCTTTAACACAAATCTCATGAGGTAAATAATGAGTACAGAAATATCAATAACTGGCATGGATAATGCCTCTATGGCTGCACTGATGGGTGTATCCGCAGAAACTAAACAATCAGCATCTTCTCTTGCACGTATCAACGTTGTAAGTACAGCCCTAAAGGGTGAAATGGAGCTTGGTGGTAAGAAGATCAAGACAGATGTAGTACCTGTAGGTGCATACAAGATTACGCAGGGTGACGATGTGTTCTACGCAGAACAGATAAGCATTCGTATATTCGCCCAGCGCCAACAATGGCAACGTTGGAATGCATCAACTAATGAGATGGAAAAGTCTGTTATGACTACTTCATTGAATGGGGATCTACAGGATAGCGTAGGTGGGTTTAACTTAGGTAGACCATCAGGTTATGTAGAAGATTGGAATGCCTTACCTGAAGCAACCAAGGATCTAATGCGTACTGTTAAGCGTGTTAAGATCTTTATGGGTCTACTCACTGTCAAATCTCCTATAGATGAAAGAGGTGAGCCTATCTCTAAAGAGTATATAGACCTACCATTTGTAATGGATGTAAAGAACCGTGACAGTCTAAAGAACTTAGATGGTGCTTTGAAGACAGTACAGAGAGCTAATCTCTTGCCTATCATGTCTAACCTGGAGTTAGCAGGTCAGGAAGGTTCTATCCCAACAGGTGCTACGTTTGGCTACATCACTGCTAAGGCAGGAGACAAGGTAGAACTTACTGAAGCTGACAATCAAACGCTTAAGGACTTCTTAGGGTTTATTGAGTATGGTAACGGTAAGATCCTAGACTTATACAATGAACGCTCTGACAAGGGTATGAGTGCAGCAGACGCTGAGCTTGTTGGTTCTATTGTAGATGTGGATGCTGATTAATGAACCATCCTGCAGAATTAGCTATGGTATCATTCCTACAAAAGGCTATGGCAGGTGAGTCCACTATGACTGAAGAGGTGGCTGATAAAGTCGCCTCTGATGTTAAGGATGCTTTGTTTAAGCAGTTCGACAGTGGTCCTCGTGATGATTTTCGTTTGCGTATGTCTAACATAGGTAAGCCAAGATGTCAGCTATGGTTTGAGAAGAATGAACCTAAAGATAAGACACCCTTTCCACCACACTTTTTGATGAACATGATATTAGGGGATATAGTTGAGGCTGTATTCAAGGGTATCATGAGAGCATCAAACGTTGAGTTTGGCGACAATGATTACGTCACTCTTAAGTTACCTAATGGTGTGGAGATTAAAGGTGAATACGATATGGAATTAGATGGTAAGATTGACGATGTAAAGTCAGCCTCACCTTGGTCATATCAGAACAAGTTTGCATCCTTTGATGCCTTAGCTACAGGAGATAGTTTCGGCTACATCCCACAGCTTGTAGGTTACGCAGAGGGCGCAGGTAAAGAGGTTGGTGGTTGGTGGGTAGTCAACAAGGCTAACGGAGAATTTAAGTATGTTTCTGCCAGTGGTGTAGATAAACAAGCAGTACTTGATGATATCGAAGACCTGACAGATTACATCAACAATGATGAACCTTTTGAGCGTGAATTTGAGGCTATTGAAGAAACGTTTTATCGTAAGAAGACAGGTAACACTAAGCTAGGAGTTACATGTGGTTTCTGCGCTTTTAAACACAAGTGTTGGCCTACATTACAGACTTTACCTTCACCTAACTCGAAGGCTAAGAACCCACCCATGATTGACTATATAACTTTAAAGGAAGAACAAGATGCCTAAACTTACTATAAACGATAAAGAACATGATACTGAAGACTTTAATGAAGAGCAGTTAGCCATGTACAATGAAATCATGATTGCTAAACAAGAAATGAACAGATGCGAGTATGTATTTAAGGTATTAGAAGCACGATGTAATCAGTTAGCAGGTATGATTGAAGCTCAGCCAGAAGAAACTACTGATGGCTAAAAGAACAACAGCTAGATATCACAACTCTAGACGTTATCGCAGTGGCTTGGAAAAACAGGCCGCTGCATTCTTAGCCGAACATCAGAAAGAAGTTAAGTATGAGCTACTAAAGATAGAGTGGGAAGACCTACGCTACAGAACTTATACACCAGACTTTGAGTTAGACAACGGTATCATAATTGAGACAAAAGGAATACTTGATAATGATGATAAACGCAAACATTTAGCTATACAGAAACAACATCCAGAGTTAGACATTAGGTTTGTATTTAGCAATGCTAATGCCAAGTTATACAAGGGTGCTAAGAGTAGATACTGTGATTGGTGTGATAAGAATAATTTTCTTTGGTCACATCGAATAATACCCCAAGAATGGTTGACAGAAAAGGGTACTAGATCTAAAAAAGATAAGATAGTACTCAAAACAAAAAGGAAAGATTAATGAGATATGAGTTAGAAGACGATGAAATAGCTCTGGTTATCAAACCTTTGTATGAAGCTAATGGAGATTGGGAAGGTGATGTAGCTACTGGTGTGGCTATGAATGAAACAATTAGTCTAGACTTAAACATACAGCGTGGTATGGTAAATATCATTACTCTTATGACATCATTTCTATCCTACTCAGACGATAAAGAAGAACTCGTAGATGAAGTAATTAAGTGGCGTGAAAAACTGTTTGCTGAATTAGATGAATCACCTTTTGCAGAGTACGAAACAGATAAAGACAGTAACGTAATAACATTGACTAAGTTTACTAAGACAAAGGGTAATGCATAATGGCTAAATGGAATCTAGAGAAGCAGCAGGAAGATCAAGGCTTTGATCCTGTTAATAAACCTGCACACTACAACCAAGAAGGTATTGAGTGTATAGACTATATCAAACAAGTTGTAGGCTTGGATGGTTTTATTGCCTATTGTCATGGCAACATGATTAAGTATCAACATAGATATCGCTACAAGGGTAATGGTGTTGAGGATATGAAGAAGGCAGAGTGGTATTTGTCTAGAATGAATAAAGCTCTAGCGGAGAAGCACAAATGAGCGATAAGAATTTTGATGTAACTCTACAGGTAGTAGTCAGTAAGGATAACAATATACTGTCTTCGCATGAAGAGTCACATCCAGATGATGTAAAGGATTTAGTGTCAGATACATTCTATGATGTAGATGATGTTGAGGTAAGTAACATAATAGTTAAAGAGAGAGAGAAAAATGAACAGTCTTAGAGAGTACCAAATTAAAGCAGTTAGCTTTGCTATATATCCTGCAACACATAAGGTTCTATACCCAACGTTGGGCTTGTGTGGAGAGACAGGAGAGATAGCTGAGAAGGTTAAGAAACAAGTACGTGATAATAATTTTAACAGGCATGAAGTAGCTAAGGAACTAGGAGATGTACTCTGGTATTTGGCTAACCTGGCTAACGATATTGGCTATAACCTAGACGAGATAGCTAACATAAACATTGAGAAGCTTTCATCACGAAAGGAACGAAACAAGATACAGGGATCAGGAGACAACAGATGAACAACCACTTACCAACAGACTATCAATCATTCATACACAAATCACGTTATGCTAAGTACTACGAGGGTGATGGGCGTGAGTCGTGGGAGAATACTATTGAGAGATACTCTGCTAATGTAATAAGAAACTTGGCTGATCCTGAAACTAAGTTTAAACTAGAACAGGCTATCTTAGGCTTAGAAGTAATGCCCAGTATGCGCTCTCTAATGACTGCAGGTAAGGCAGCAGACAGAGACAATACCTGTATGTATAATTGTAGTTACTTAGCTGTTGATGATGTAAAAGCATTTGATGAAGCTATGTTTATCCTATTGTGTGGTACTGGTGTAGGCTTCTCTGTAGAACGTCAATCTATATCTAAGCTACCTGAAGTGCCGTTTCTCTGGAGCAGTGAGACAAACATTGTTGTAAAGGATAGCAAAGAAGGTTGGGCTAAAGCATTACGTCAAATGATTGCATTACTGTATAGTGGTGAGATCCCTACGTGGGACGTTTCTAAGGTTAGACCTGCAGGTGCGCCACTTAAAACGTTTGGTGGTAGAGCATCAGGACCTGCTCCGTTGGTAGATCTGTTTAACTTTGTAATTAAGACATTCAAGGATGCACAAAACCGTAAGCTATCCTCACTAGAATGCCATGATATTATGTGTAAGATTGGGGAAGTTGTTGTGGTTGGTGGTGTACGTAGATCAGCTATGATCTCACTATCTAATCTATCTGATGATCGTATGCGTCACGCTAAGTCAGGCTCATGGTGGGAGAATGATCCACAAAGAGCATTAGCTAACAACTCTGTGTCATACACTGAGAAGCCTGACAGTCTGTCATTTATGCGTGAGTGGATGGCTTTAGTTGAGTCAGGCTCAGGAGAGCGTGGTATCTTCAACAGACAAGCCTCTAAGGTACAAGCAGCAAAGAATGGAAGACGTGTTTCTGACTATGATTTTGGTACAAATCCATGCAGCGAAATAATTTTGAGGCCGTCACAATTCTGTAATTTAACAGAGGTAGTTGTTCGTGCAACAGACACACTGGACACCTTATCTGAGAAGGTAAGGCTTGCAACTATACTTGGTACTATTCAGTCTAGCTTCACTAAGTTTCCATACTTACGTAAGATCTGGACTAAGAATACCGAAGAAGAAAGACTACTTGGTGTGTCCTTAACAGGCATTATGGATAACCCCTTAATGACCCTCAAAAACAAAGGATTGGAGAAAACTCTTGACCACCTTAAACAAATCGCCGTTACTACTAATGCTACTTGGGCTGAACGCCTTGATATCCCTGTCAGTGCTGCTATCTGCTGTGTTAAACCAAGCGGTACTGTCAGTCAACTCGTTGACTCTAGCAGTGGGATTCACGCTCGTCACTCAGCCTATTATATTCGTACTGTTCGTGGAGACAACAAAGACCCGTTGACAAAGTTCATGATGGATCAAGGTATA